CGTCGGGTAGTAAGACACTGCCTCGAAAAGCACTGCTGCCTGGATAAGTGCCTGAGGGTGTAGTCAGAGTATCTGTTACTGGGTTATAAATCCGTGCGGTTGTTGAGCTGTTAGGTGCGCAAAATACTCTGCCATCAGGTAGTAAGACACCGCCGAGGAAAGCGTTACTACCGGGATAAGTACCTGAAGGTGTGGTTACGGTATTCGTTACTGGATTATAAATCCGTGCGGTTGTTGATCCATGGGGTACGCAAAACACCCTACCGTCGGGTAGTAAAACGCCGCCAGAGAAAGCGCCGCTACCGGGATAAGTGCCTGAAGGTGTGGTTACGGTATCCGTTACTGGATCGTAGATGCGTGCCGTCGTTGAATCGCTCGGTACGCAAAACACCCTACCGTCGGGTAGTAAAACGCCGCCAGAGAAAGCGCCGCTTACGGGATAGGTGCCTGAAGGTGTAATTGTTTGATCGTTAAAATTTGCGTTTTGATATTTGTAGTTCTTATCAGTGACAAACTTAATAGCTCTTGGGAAGTCTTTTAGACCCGTGCTAAAATTTGAGTTTTCTTGTAAAATATTATTTTCTATTCTAAACTTCATAACTAATCATCCAATACTACACTAAAGTTATTAAGAGTGCCAGTATCCGTAATCGTGCCTACGACCCAACAGTCCCTGATAGTGTTAGTATTTCCGTTAACAGTTAGATTACCGGTAATTTTTACGTTTTGCAATACGTTGTTGTTACCGCTAATTGTCACATTTCCGTCTACGATAGACAGACGCCCTTCGCCTCTAACTACAACATCGCTTTGGCTCCAAGTAACGGCTTCCGTAATCGTACTGCGTAGCATTATGATAGCCGATCCTGTACCAGAATCAGTTAATGCGTTTTGTAGAGAGTTATGCGTAGCTAGACCAGCATCCACTTGTGCGGGAGTGCCGACGATTATGTTTTGTAGAGAAACTGGGGTAACCAGTTTATCGTCGGTTGAGTATAATACGCCAAACCCTTTTAGCTTGGCGGTCATGGAGGCGGTAATTCTAGCTAGTAAACTTAAAACTTTATATTTATATGTGAATTTTACACTCTGCCCGGTGATGTTTGACCAGCTCGTTCCATCATAAGACTTAGCCAATGGGTCTGCGCCCGCTGCGTCAGAGCGCACGGCTAATTGGGTAACTCCTGCAGAGAAAGAGTCTTTGTAAGAGCTGTCTGTTGTAAATACGACGTGATAAGTCCCAGCCTTAAGCGCCTGCTTGCCGAAGTTAACCACAAGGTTGCTTATGCCGGAGGAGACATCTATAACTCTGACGTCGACGAAGCTGATTAAATCAGCACTCGCAGAAGACGGGTTACCGCCGCTATCCTTAACTAGGTTGATCGTTAGATTCCCCGCAGGAGAACCTGCCTTGTTTACTTTAAAAGTAAACTCACTAACTACTCTGTTATCAGTTAAAACGAGCCTTTGAGAAATTTGCTGCGCGGTTGTTTTGTTTAGTACTTGATCTGCGGAATCCGTAAGGGTTCCGGCGGTACTAAAAGTTTCAGCTGCAAACTGTTTTACTCCGCTATATTCGCCGGTCAAGCCGTTTCGCTGCATCGTTACCGTTTGCCAAGTAACGCCGTTGTCCCGGCTCAGCTGGTATGTAGCACCAGTATCTACGTTATCGTTGTCCCAAAATGCGGTTAGCATTGCGGCGTCTACATCTCTTGCCTCCTCGTAGAAGGAAGAATCCAAAAGATTTATAGACCGAAGAACCTGAGTTGCAATAAAGTTGTATGTTTTTGTAATTGAACTAAACGTAGCCGTTGTGTTTCCAGCATCTACGTTAACTGACTTATCAGAAGCAAAGACAGAGGGGGTCAAGTACTTTAGATAGCTGCTATCCAGTGCGTTACGCAGAGCAATGGACTCTTCGGCCAATTCGCTACCCGATCCTCCGCCAGTCAGAGAAGTAGTTCCTGCCGGACAATATGTTCCATCCCAAAGCCAGATAGCTGTTCCACTCAAACGGAAAGCAATGATAAATATATTCTCTTCAACTGGCATTGTCGTTAGGTCGGCAACTGTTAAACCAGAAAGATTGGCGATAGTTGTAGGGTTATTGCGATCAAGCGTAAAGTACGCAACTTCATTTGCGGCAAGTGTTAGCGTACCGGAAAGAGTTATCGTTACTCCGCCATCTGAACCAGGAGTAGCAACGTTTAGAATGGGTGTCGCCGAGAAAGACGTAAATGAGATATCTTGGTTTGTGCCGTTAGTCGTGTTGTCTACAAGGTCAATGTCCTGAGGTAAAATCTTGATAGTTTTATCTTGAGCCTTATCCGCCATCATTGCGGTTAGTTTGCTCACGCGCTCAGTGAGATTATCTGTAGTCAATGAGTTGAAATTAGATTTGCCGTTCAGGGCATTATAATCTGTAGGCACTACATACACAGGATGTGTTTGTGATGTAGACTGCATTCCAATATATTGACGTAGATTTTCGGTATCTAAATCTCCGATATCGACGCTTTCGCCCTGAATAATCTTAGTTAAACCTTCTTCAACACGAACTTGAATTTTTGCTAGCGTTGCTGTACCAGCAGTTTCTGAAGCCTGATTTGAGCCATATGCAAACTGAAAATTAGTAGCGTTACGCTTGTTAACCAGCACAGAACCGTTGTAATTAGTAGTACCAGCTATTATGATGGTATCGCCAGATGAAAAACCGTGATTAGCAGATTCAAGCTGCAAACCGTATCCATTGTCGCGAGTTGTTGTGGTAGCAATTGCATAGAAGCTAGTTAAAGCACCAGTTGTTGTATTTGTGGTGTTGAAATAGAATGTATCTGCATTTTCAACTTCAATTATATACGTACCAGCTTGAGCAACTGGTGCAGTAACAGTAATATAGTCACCATCTTGCATGCCATGAGCTACGCTATTTACTTCTGCAGTAGTACCGTCAGCAGATACGATTGTTCCATTAAGTTCAAAACTATCTATATTTGATATGTTTTGAATAGTGTCGGAACGAAGAGCCAACCAGTGCAGATTACCACCAGCCGTAGCAAGCGCAGAAGAATCGCGATCAGCAATCTGTACGTCAGAAGCTAAGTAAACACCTTTGTCGTATCTGCCTTTTTCATTTGTTGTAGGACCAGCGTATACATCGTTCAAGCGAACTGATTTTGCTAGTGCAGCAGTAGTAGTAGCACCACCCATGTTGATGCTGTCGTAAAATTCTTCAACCCTTAGCTGTCTATTGTCAGCGTCGCCTTCGCGCTTAACCCAATCGCCCTTTGATAGATTAGCAAACAAACCAATTGCGCCGCCAATTGTATTGATGTATGGTTGTCCGTTTGTCCATGCCACAGGTTGATCAGTACCATTAAAGGGTTGACGACGAACTAGGTCGATATACATAACCTGTTCGTTAGCGAGCGTCTTATTGCCGGCACGAATAATGGTGTCTTTAGGACTGTTTATTAATTTAAGCTGAAGATCTTCAGACCAAGTCAAAAGACCTGGAGTAGCACTACTGTGCAACCATTGGCCTTTAGATTTTAGCGTAGTAGTCAATGCATCAGTGAAAATATTAACAAGTGATGTGGCAGATGTGTCTTCATACCAATATGTAGTACCGCCAAGCTCAAGTAGCTTAGTCATCACAACATCCATCCACTCTTTTAGCGAATAAATGTTTTTATCTGCGCCCTGAAAAGGGTTTGGATCTGAACTAGAGGTCATCGTGCCCAGTGGTTCTTTACGCTCATATCCAGGAGCAGGCAGCGAACGGAAAGAGTAGGTACTAAAAGGATCAGGAGAGATACCGCCAGAACCAAGACGGAACATCATGTCGCGAGCATCTTGTATAGCTGTAATAACTACTGGACCAACTGTCACTTTAGCAACAGGAATTGTATTGGTCGGAAAAGACCCTGTTGAAACTCCAACATTCACTATCAATACCGATTCAGTATTTACATCTTGAGTGAATTCGCCACCGGTACCGCCGTCTTTATCTGGATCCCAAAACGAACGACTGTCAACCGACGTATTGAAAGTGCTGAAAGTAAGATAAACGTAGTTTACTGCGTTTTTACGAAGTTCAGGTACTAGAGGCAGAGCGTTTGTGTTGCCCTCAGGCAGTCCGTGATAAAAAGAGCCGGCATCAGAAGTAGGATAGAAAACAATGGAGTCAGCTACACGAATAGAGCAAGACTGAGTACCAATTGCATTCTGAGGATCGATGATGTCAAAACCCTTGAGAATATAGGGTTTCTCGTTACCAACAAGACCTTTAAGGAAATATTTCCAGTCGCCAGCTGCATAGCTGTCGATAGACAATAGATCAGGAAGATCTAGTCTTTCTGCAGAGCTTATAAGCAATCTACCTAAAACAGCCACATGTTTCTCCTATAGCTTAAATTATACCGCGCAACTGATCAGCTTACCCTGGATCTTGTCCACTTTGATATACGTCAAGAGTTGCGTAAAGTTGCTCTGGAAATCTTATAATAAAGTCAATGAATATGCCAGCTGATTTAACAGACCTAATCAATTCCTGAAGAATGATCCTAGCTTCAGATGGATCGGTAATATAGCCAGCATATTCACGGCCATCTGTGCTGATCTGATGTGGACCTTTGTGATTTATAGCTGTAACAGTGCTTCCGATAGAGTGACTATACTGAAACAGATAAGAAGGATCTATTGCAAGTGTATTGTCTGTGGGCTTATAAAGATAGCGAACAGGTCCTTCCTGCGTATTGAGCCCAAAATCAAACACAACGAAGCCGTCTTTATTCGGAATATTATTGGGCCCTATGTTGAGTATTCTCACCAATTTGCCAGCCTGTATAGCATCTGAGATAGTGGCTTTAGCGTCAGAAAGCACAAATGCAGCTGCAGGATCATATAGATAAGAACCTTTTATGCGAGTAGTTTCGCTAGAAACTGTGTCTACCAAAATCAACTTAGATCCTGCATTAGCAAGACCACTTCTTTCCACTCTAGCAGTTCCAGGAGTGGCAATGTTGCCACCAGTAGATTGTCCGTACGAGAAAAACTCAAAGCTTGTAGGAGTAGGAACGGCCGTTATTCTCCAAGAGCCATTTAATGTGTCTACAGCACCACTAGAACCGCTGATCACCACATATTCACCGACTTGATACGTATGCGCGACCGACGTAGCACCGATCCCCGTGTTGGAACTGTTTCGCTGCAATGTTACTAGTGAAAATTCATTCAAAGAGGCCGCTTTTGGCAACGCAGGTGTGATTCCAGTAAGTGTATTTCCACCAAAACTAACGCCTGCTCCAGTAGCTGTACGCGTAGAAGGGATCGAAACGTTGGCAATATTGCCAGATATAGATGTAACTACAGCGTCGCCGCGGAACCCTGTCATGAAAACAGTTTGTCCTACTGCAAGACCTACAACAGAGGCTAAATTAGTAATCTGATTGCTACCCTCAACGATATCCCCAGTGGTAGTTAAAACAGTTCGACTGGTATATTCGTATTTTTGTGGCTTATATTGAAGTCTACCATTAAATTTTATGGAGCCAATAGTGTTTTCGCTTATAGTTTGCCAGCGCGAAACTATTTCATTTACTGGTTCAATAATAAACGAGCCAGAGTTTGGAAGAGCTGTTGCGTTTTCTACTGTAAGAGATGAATCGCTGTTTCTATTGGTCATAACAGCTTCCGCGCCGTTGACATGAATAGAACCTTTAAGTGAGCGCCGTACTACTGGAGGTGAAGTGGGCATCTCTATGCTAATTTTTCCAGACTCTGTTTCCCAAGTCATGGCTCGCTTCTTGTTTAAATAAGCTGCATATTTATTAGGGCGAAGAAATTTAACTTCATTTCCAACAGTCTGTGTATACACGCCTGGTGTAGCAAACAGGTTTACGAACGTAATAGAATTGTTAAAAATATCTACAGAGTCAATAACGAAGCTTCCTACGTTATTGGAAAGCATCGATATTACAATATCACCTTTTCTAAGATTGTCTAAAGCAGGAGAATTACCTGCCGTGTGCTGCATAATAACAGTATCACCAATCTTAGTTATAGTCCAAGTAGTGTTTCCGCCGTTACCGGCGCTGTTAATAAACCCATCGAAGCGTAGCGCTGTTGCAGCACGTCCACCTTGAAACCGTATTGATCCTTTGGATCCTATCGTATTGGTGAACAGTCTTATATAAATTTTCTTAGTTATGCTGTCATAATAGCTAGTAGCGTAACTATACTTACTTTGACGATTGATAGCAGCAACAATCTCGTCTGCGGTTGCATTTGTAATATCTGTAAATTCTGCAGAATCAAATACAATGCGCTCTTGATTGAGTTCATCAACCAGATACTCTAGTTCCCAACCATTCGCCAATGTAAAGGGCGCTGTTGCAGCAGAAGTAACATATGCTGTAGTGCTTTCTTTGAAAAAGAATATATCAAGTAACTCATCTATGATGAGTTTTACTTGCTTAGGTTTATAGGATAGAACAGGTATGTACTCACGAAACGAAGTATCATCCATTCCTACCAATCTTGGGCGAGAAACTTTATTATTAGCTCCAAGGCGATCTAGATACGGACGACTAGCCGTTTTTACGAAGAACTGCTTGCGCACCTCTGCAACTAGATCAGCAGTTTGCTGATCCACTTCGCCTAGAGCCTCTATGAGAGCTTTCCAATTAGGATTGCGTCTCGAATTATAGGCTTTAGGCAAGAGATCGTGTATTCGCTCTATCTTGTCCTTGTTGTCAGCCATTATGCAATACCAATATCTTCAGGAACTATCCTTGCTTTTTCATTTTCGTTTACGAAAATGCGTTCAGTGCTAGGATCAGGGGTTGTAAACGTTACTGCCGCTACACCCTTGATTTTCATAACGCGCGCGATGATCTCAGATAGAATTACGTCATTACCAACGCCCAAGTTTTGGACATATGTAATGATGGTAGATTTGATGTTATTGGAGATATCACCAAGGTTCACACCTTCATCTGTAGTTACATCAATAGTGAGACTGATTCTCTTAGGTAGCGGAGGTAGTGACTCAATTTTACCACCTACAGCACGTCTACCTGGGAAATTTTCAGGATCAGGCTCAAAGCCATCAACAATTCTCTGCACTCTACGCATTAGTCCTGTGTAGTAGAGATAACCATCAACGCCAACTGTTACATCTTGGTTGTATCCTAACTTACCAACGCTCTGTATGCTTGTCTTATTAGACTCAGAAAATTTATAAGCTCTATTAGCAGGAGTTAGATATACACTACGACGCTGATCATTTAGATCATCAACGGAGACATGTTGAATATCTCTATAGGTATAGAACTTATTCACCAAACTCTCTGTGATAAAGAATCCAGCGGTATTAACAGATATAAGTCGATTAG